CTAAAAAGATGGAAATGAAAAAAATAAAAAATGGAGACACCGTAAAGGTGAATTACACAGGTAGATTAGAAGATGGAACAATTTTCGATACTTCTATGATTGAAGGTAGAGAACCTTTAGAATCAAAAATTGGTGAGGGTAAATTAATCGCAGGTTTTGAAAATGGTCTTTTAGAAATGACTGAAGGTGAAAAGAAGACAATTGAAATTGAACCTTCTGAGGCTTATGGCGAGTATTTGGTCGAAATGACCGCAGAAGTTCCTAAAACTCAAATGCCTGAAAACCCAAAAGTTGGCGATACATTACAGGGTAACGGACCTCAAGGACCTATTTTGGTTAAAATAATTGAGGTGAAAGATGAAACTGTAATTGTTGATGCTAACCATCCTTTTGCAGGTAAAAAACTAATCTTCGATTTAGAAGTAGTTGGGATTGCTTAAATTAAATTGTACGTCTATTGATTTAGGCGTACATTAATTTTTCTAAATTTGGGTGTCTTTTTTCAAATTTCTTGATTAAACTTCCGGCTTTGGCGTTCGCCTCATCTTCATTTTGACCACCAATATCAGGTCCTTTTTTTCTTTTTAAAACCTTCATTTGATTTTCGTGAACCCATTCGTGAGCGATAGTTCTAAATATATCTCTATTTATTCTATTTTTAGTTAGAATACGTAATCTACCCTTTTCATCTCTACTTCCTGTTGTCATACTACCAACTCTTTCAGAGATAAATAAAATTGTTAAATCTTCTCGTAATGGAATTTCTTCCTGTAAAAACTCAATAAACTTATCGTAAAATTTATATTGTTTTTCAGGAATTCCGGATTGTTTATGAATTATGGTTACCTTCATAAATAATAAATATCTAAGAAAGATATTTTGACATATTTATTGCGGATTGCTTACATTCCTCAAAATTGGATATTGTGACAGAACCTCTTTTCTTAAATGGTATATAAGAAACTATCTCAATTAAAAATTCATCGTTAATATTCCTAACTTCAATCCCTGTCGATTGTTCATATGATTCAATCCAATATTCATCTAACTCATCGAAAGTAGGTATCCAATTCTCGTCAAATAATTTATCCCCAATAGTAAAGGTCTGACCTCCCCTATGGGCATATCCGTAATAACCTTCCAATTTACCAAACCTCCAAACTTCAGCTACTCCTTTTGGATAATCATCACAAACTTTGAAGTTGTTATTATAATACCACCACCCTGTTTCGATATCACCAACATAAATCCCCCCATCACTCAAAAAAGAGTTCTCTAAAACAAAATCATTATGAATATAATTTCGTATATATCCTCCGGTGTTTTTATTAATTAAGTTTATTTTATTTTTATCTATTTCCCAACCTGACTCTTTAGTTTTATTGGGAAACATACGACTAACTAATTTTATAAAACCAATATCAAAATGAACTTTATTTAATAAACTATCCGATGAAGTATAATGAGGATATTTTTCGAATAGTAGTTTTATTTTACCAACATAAGGGGTTCTATTTTTTATCATCGAAACCAAATTCTTTTGCATTAGAGACTCTTCCATTTCTTAAAAAGATATCCAAAGAGTCTCGGTTTATTAGATGAGTATCACCATTAACATTCATAACAATGAAATGGTCATCCACTTTTTTTAATATTGTAATATCCCAAATCATTCTTCAGGTATACGAGCCGGGTTATTAATTAACTCAATTAAAGTCTCAATTTTATTTGAAGTTAGAGTGTTTTCATCTCTAAGATGTCCCGACATAAATTCGGTGTACTTAGTTGTTTCGATTGCGTACCATAATTCTTGATAAGAATTGTACCAAAATACGTAGTTATACAAATTTTCCATAGTTTTTTTATAAAGATAATAAATAATTTTTTAATAGTAAAATGAATCTGTGTCGTCTGAAACCCATCTATCTGAAATACTTTCAACACTAGGTAAATCAGTATCTACTTTTATTTCTTGTGGTAATACGGGAAATTCTTTAGTTACCCAATTAGAGTCTCTCCAATAAATTCTGTTATTTGGCATACATAATAAATAACCATCGTCAGACACTAAAATATGACCGCATTTATAATCTGACGGTTCATCACTAAAAGGATTATCATACCAATCAACGGTGAATATATACGTCGCCCAAACCTTTGTTTTATCCCTTAATAAAACTTCACATCTATTCTCCTTTAAAAAATCATAAGTTGTTATTGATACATCATAACCAAAACAATCCCAAAGTTGTTTAAAATAAAAAGGAACGTCATTTTTAGGTTCTTTTAAATATATTTCAGATATTGGGACTCTTGATCTTACCATACCATAATCAGTAATAACGTGAAATGTTAAAATTTTAGAAGGTATCGATTGAATTCCAAAAGCGTAACAATTATTATATATGTTTTCGTGTTCTTTATTTTTGGTGAAAAAAGATTGTTTAACTAAACATTTAAAATAAGGTATATTTGTGTTTAATTTCATTTAAAAATTATAAATACATAATGTATTTTATTAACATATAGGAAACTTTATATCCTGTGAAAGCCCCTAAAGCCGATGGTAATGGAAATACTATTAATTTACCCAAATCTGTAACATATTTAGGTCGGTTAACTATTTTACCCATAAATGAATAATAAGTCAAATACCCAATTAAGACCGCTAAATCAGATTTTGTCGAAATAAAAACAACTAGAGTTGCTCCAATAAAACCAAATATAAAATTATCTCTAATACCTTCCCATATTTCTTTTGTGGTGGCATCTTTCCACTCTTTAATTATTTTTTGATATTTTGTGGTTTTTTTTGACATATATTAGTTCATAAATTTAATTATTTTTTCATAACTACCATCGTCATATATTAGGAAAATAATTCCCACATATTCGGATGAAACAGGTCTACCTAAAATATCAGTCATTTTAATTAATTGACGTTTTTTTAAATTAGTATTATCGATACTGATGACATTAAAGTATTTAAAATTTCCGTTATAATCGGTTTGTTTTAATCTGTAGTAATTTATTTGTTTATCGACAAATTTATAATCTTTATAATCATATTCTTTTTTTATAGAACTATTACCAAACCCATCAATATTATCGGTAAATTCCCAATCAGAGCCATTAATACTTCTTTCGATTGTGAAAAAATCGTTATTAATTTCTAATGTCGTAACCCAATTTAATAAGTTATAATTTTCAATAAATTTACCACTAAAATCTAATAACTCAATTGGTAATGCTGCACCACAAACACCATTTTCGGTGACTGACAATATAAAATTACCAGTACCACCTGTAGATGAGAAGTAACCAACTGAAATGTAATAATCAACACCACTAGTTGCGCACCAAGTTACAACGGATTGAACGGTACTATAAGCGCAAGTTGCTTCATCATCATTACAATCAACCTCAACCATAGTATTCAAAGACCCACAAGTACCTGTATAAACTCTTATTTCCGTATCAAAATTGGTTGAATTATTACAAGTAGAGGCAATTAAATTCTTATCTGTCCCTGTTATTTTATACCAAACATTATTCGATTGAGTAGCACAACTTGACGTACTAGTAGGTACATCAGAAGTTGAACCTATGGTGGAAACAAGACCACTCGAATATGGTGTAGTTATTGTCGTTGCATTTGAACAAAAATCGTTATTGTTAGGTGCACCAGTATATGTCCAAATAAAAATTAACCCTGATGTTGGGTAACAAGTACCATTACTAGTAAATCTACAAGTATGTGCATTTGAAGTCCCAGCTGTGGTTCCATTAGAGGCTCCCCAATTTGGAGAAGCATCTGGAACTGAGTTTGTCAATCTCCTTGTGTTGTAATCCGCGTTAGTAGTACCTCTTAACCCAACTTGTGGTTGATATGTCGTACTATTAGCAATAGTTGTCATATTACCGTAAACCACTTTAATATTAGCGGTTGATTTTTCAATTCTAATTTGAAATGAAAAACGTTCCACACTACTTTGAAGATATCTTGCACAATTTTGCCATTGAAATACCACTTCTGAACCTAAATCTTCACATCTTCTCTCATATACTTGTGAACTTATTGCGGTACTTCTTAAATCCATACCCAAAGCGGAAATTACACCCGCCGCACCACTATTTGAAGAGATTGGGCCAGTAACCCCATTTCCTGTTGTTGATGTTGTTGGATTTAACCACAATGAACCATCCGCGGTCATATTAACAGATGTTATGGTTGAACCATTAAATACAAATTGTGAACCACTAGATAATGTAACACTACTACCATCAGTATCGTATGATGTGACACCGCCAGTAGTTGTTACCAACTGAACCCCACCTGTTATTGGTGTATATGTACCTGTAGTTTCACTAAACGTATATACGGAAGAAACTTGTGAATTAATGGCACAACTTATTAAGAATGATAGTATGAAAATTATTTTTTTCACGGTTTTCCCTTTATTGTAAATATGAATTAATTTGATAAAGGTGTTTTAAATTTAATTTTTATATTTGTAATTGTCAAATTTTGGTGATTTTAGTCTCCCCTTAATTGTCATAGGGTGAATATTTAATTTTTCACTTGCTTCTTTTAATGTTCTATATTCAATTTCATCAATTATAAATGGTCTATTAAATTTTGTTTGTTTTCCTTTTTGTGGGTTACTTAATCTTTCTTTTTGTTCTTCTTCCGAATAAAATATTTTTTCTTGTCCTTTATAGTGATAATTCTTGTATTTTGGGTTTTTACTCAACACTCTCCACCTTATTGTTGCAATGGATATTTCAAGAATTTTTGACGCAAGACCTAAAGAATTGTAATCAACACCATCAATTACAATAGGTGTATTTTGGTCTCCATTATACTTACCTATCATTCTAATTGAAGATTTTTTTTTATACTCTTCCGTGTGTTTTTTACCATAAAATGGGTTGTTTTTTCCTTCTTTAGGTCTACACTTATTACAATGGGTATGACTATAACCAATTCTTTTTCCACACCCACAATAGACAAAAGAACTACCACCTTTCCAATTCGGATTTTTATCTAAAGGTTTTGAAAACTTTTCTTTTTTTTCTTTATCAGTTAAACCATCTCTCCATAGTTTACCACCTTTTTTTATGTTTTCAATGATTGTATTTTTATTAGGATTTTTACTTATATTATCACCACCACTCGCTTTTAATCCTATATTATATTCACCTAAACTATCTATGTATTTTTGTTCAATATCAAATAAGCTTTGTATTTCACACTCTTCCACAATTTCAAAAATAAAATTATTTTCACCGTATTTTTCCCAAGCACTTTGTAAAATACAATTTATGTGTTTTTTATTTCTTAATTGATTCAAATGTGTTTTCCACCTTTTCTCAATATTTTTAGATGAACCGTAATAACATTTTTCATTTATCAAATTTCTAATTCTATAAATCCCAATCATAATTTCTATTTATTATAAATATCTTCATAAATGGAAAAATTATATGGTATTCCTAAAATTAATTTGATAACGACATTTTTAT